CGTGGATATAAATTTCAATTCTTTTATCATTTACCATAAAAATCATAAGTAGCCTATCCTCTCTGATTTTATTTTTGTTTTTTCCAATTTGTTTTTATACTTCGAGAAATGCACGGGTGAATTTCTCGACAACTATCATAACTTTTCCGCCTTTTACGCTTTTAGCTGCTCTACGTGCTTCTGTTGCCGTTTCGTAACAGGTACTTCTGTCTATTACGTTATTGATTGATAAATAATACTTGCATTCTACCATTCTTTGCTTTTTTCATAACTCCTTTATTTTTGTTTTTCCTTACCTCTCGTCTATATTATAGCCCCCCTTCGTTCTGTTGTCAAGCATTTTTTTGAAAAATCGCAAAATAAAAAAGCAGGGCATTTGCCCTGCTTTTTGACGTAAATGTTAAGTATTGTTTTTTTATGGTACTACAGTTAACACTACGTTGTTCCCTGCTGCGATAATCATTCTGCTTAATTCTTCGCCGTCGATATTTTGCATACGCAGACAGCCGTAAGTCGGTACCCAGCCTTGACGCCCTGCGAACGGATTAGGCAAGCCGCTGCCGCCGCCGTGAATATCTCTTGCTCGTGGGTCGTGGGTAGTGATATAGAATGTGCCATAAGCTGCGCCATATGCGCCGTTAGTAACTTCTGCGCTTACGTTTGTATAAACGCCGTCCGGTAAGCTTCCACGAGGGTCGCCTGCTTCGTTGTAGCCCGGAACGAAATCGTCACGACATTCCCAATCACCAATGACGTTATAATTTTCGTCCATAGCAAAAATACGTTGTTTGCTGCGTTGAAATTGGATTTCTTTCACCATGTTTATCACTCCTTTTTACCATTTTAGCACGTTATTTCGTGGTAGGCAAAAATTTATTAACAACATAGTCAATAACCTTTTTTACTGCATTAGCAATACTGCTATATCCTAACTCTATTAGATTCTCGTTTATGCTGGATAATTCCACGACTAATATACATACTGTGATAACACCCGGCAAAAAGTCGTTTAAAATTAAATTTGTTGAAAATAATTTAATATTCGGAACTACTTGCCCAGCATAAAATGCAATGACTAAACTAGCATTGTAAACCAGCAATTTTCCTATAACCCTTGAAAGGGCGGCACTGTTTAAATAAGTCTTATTCCACGTTTCACCTTTAAGGCAGTAATATAGGGCTTTACGGAGTGAGATAAATTCAATAGGTATATCCGGCGTCAAATTTTCATGTATATATTTTTTGCTGATATATACGATTTTTAAAAATGTATCATAAAGCACTAATCCAAAAGCTAATATCACGACGCCCCAAAAACCTTCACCGAATGTCTTATATCCAAACGTCCATATAGCTATAGCATATGCCCATACATCAATATTCGCAAACCTGTTAATTATATATTTAAGGTTTTCATATAAATTTGTCCACATAAAATACACCCCTTGTTTTTACTATATTATATCACAGTAAAAACAAGGGGTGTTCCCTTATTTCTTTTTAAAGTAATCGTCTATGCCGTGCGCCTGTACGCTGCTTATGCTTTCATAAAAATCGGGCTTTAAGCTATGTTTTTCAAGCCACTTCATAACGGCTGCTGTTAATGTTTTTTCTAGTTCGGAACAGGCTTCTTCTGATATATCTTCTAGTTTTAGCCAATCAGCAGCAGCAATTCCTGCTATCTCGTCAGCTTCAATTTTTAGAATATCCAATACTGTTTCTGATTTTAAAGCTGGCGTGTACAGCTTTGCAATCCCTGTATATACTACTAGACATCCTTTGTTGTGTTCGTCGTTCATAGCCGCCTGCATTGCTTCCTCACGGCTGTTAAAATCACCCTGCCATGTTTCCCTGTCAAAAGAATAGGCGTATAGCTGTGCTGTCTTTGTGGATTGCTTTTTTGCTACCATTTCTTCACCTTTTCTACCGGAGCTACCAACGCTTTTATTTTACTTTGATTAAAATACTCTGCTCGGGATAAATTATCATAGTTTTTCCAGTGATTTAAATTCAGCTTTGCCTGTTTAAATTCTTCACCTGTTGGTGTTAATATTAAACTATTTATAGTGTCCAGTCTTTCTGCTGCTTCAATCTCCATAGCAATACCCTGCGTGCAGATTCCTAAATTAAAAACTTCTTGTCGGTTTAATAACTCATAATATGGAATAGTGCTGTACCCTGTGAAAAAAAATACGTCTGCTGTATCGTCGTAGTTATTTAATATTTCTTTTAATTCGTGTACTTTCATCTAGTTTCCCCTTTTAAAACATTAATTTGTCTTTCAAATATGCAATAGTGATATAAGCTGATTCTGCTTTTTCTACTTCAAATTTATTTTCAATGCTTGGATTAGAACTATATATTTTTTCTTTTTCTTGATAGGCTTTACTTAATTCAGAATATTCTTGTTCTATGATTGTGATTATATCTTCTATATCAGGAATTAATCGAAAGAATACATCGGATGTTTTGTGTAAATATATGGCTTGTGCTTTGCCTTTTTCGCACCCTAGAAACTGATAACATTTACATTGGTCTGTTAGTTTAATGGTTTTTACGTCTTTCACGTTATATACAGTAAATTCACTCCTTATATCTCCACTAATGCCAGTTGCAAAAATCTTTGCTATTTTCAATGTATTCACTCCTTTATTTTGATTTTTCCTTACCTCTTGTCTATATTGTAGCCCCCCTTGTCCTATTGTCAAGTCTTTTTTTATTACAAAATAAAAAGCAGGGCTTTTGCCCTGCCTTTCAAAATTTAATTAATGTCGGATTATGTTTCAATTTTCTTGTGATTTTACGTTTTATGGCAGAGTTTAAATCGTCGTCCCGTATCGGTAAAGCTATCAATAGCTGCGATAATGATATATATACATCTGCCATTTTTTCTACAATCTTACTGTATTGCGGCTCGCTTTTTACTAACTGTTCAACTAATTTAGTGCTAGAAATGCAGCAGCTTTCTATGATTTTTTCTTTCGTTGCAGCTTTAGCAATACATTCTATGCTCAATCTGTCTAATATCATAGCAGACGGTAGCACACGATTTTTATTTAAGGTTTGGTTTTCAAACATTTTTGTCCTCGCGTTGGGCTTCGTTCCATTTTCTAGTCGTTTCAAGAATTCCGTCACCATATGCGCCTGATATAGACTGTCCGCAGTTACATTCAAAGTAAAAGGATAGTCCCAATTTTAGTCTTGGCTGACTTTTGCATTTTTTACAAGCTGCAATTTTTAATTTTAAGCTGCCGTTTTTCTTTGCCATAGCTATAAGCCCCTTTCTGTTTTTTCATCTAACGGAATACCCACATCAACTAACTGCTTGACGCCTTTCAATATGTGGTCTATAGAGTTTTTCCTCTTTTGAATTTTTAAAATGTATCCTACTAAATTCGCGCACACTACGGCTGCATGAAATTCGTCTAAATTTAAAAAACATTCGTCGCTGATCAAATCGCCTGTTGCTTCCCTTCTTATTCCCACAACGACAACACTGTCGTTTTCTTTAGCTAATATCCGGGCTGCTTCTTGAGCGTTCATATTATCCCCCTAAATCAATTCTAAAATCGCTTGTAATTCGACTTCTGTATTATATTTTTTTACGTCATCTTTAATGGTAAAACGGTCTTTAAACCATAAAGTTAAAAAGCAACTCATTGTAAAAAGGCGAACGAAAAACGCGCCATAATTTTTTAAATAAAGTTGATGAAAACCAAACCAGCCGAAAAATGACCATAGATATAAAGCTCTATCTAAATCAATGCTTTTTTTTGCAACTTTCATCCTGAATTTTGTTTTCCCTGTTTCTGATAACTTTTCGTATTGGTCGTTAATAAATTCCTCTTTCGTTGAATAATCCATAGGTTGTAGCATAGTGTTTTACCCCTTTCTTTTTACAAAAATTCTGAAACTAATTCATACCCTTCGTGATTCTCGTTAAAGCATACCTTATTATTCAATTCTTTGGGTACGTCTTTTAATACGATACTTGCCCTAATGCCTAAATACCTTACTGCCGGGTTAACCTCTTTGAATACTCCTTTAGCTAGATTCCTAGCCTCACTGTAGTTGTAGGCAAAGGCTATAACTATTCCCAGCTCGGGAAACTCTTTGCTAGAACACTTGAAAGCCCTAACTTTTTCATACTGCTTTATCATGTTAGCCATTCTACAGTCCACCTAACCAGCCGCGCCATATAGGATATTCTATCAACACTTCGGCAAGTCCGGCACTTAATTTAACCGCAAAAGTCACTAATCCAGCGGCGGCAGCAACTTTAATTATTGTTTTCCACTCAAACAAATTATCAACTCCTATCTTTACTTATATTATAGCCCCCCTCTGTTCTGTTTGTCAATAGGGTAATAAAAAATATAGTCCCTGTTAGAAGCTGGTAGGCAGAAAAACCCCTAACAGCACACAGTATTACTACTGTCTACTGAAAAGAGGTTTTTGCGATTGCGTCCCCGCCGTCGCTGTATAGTTGAATTGCTAGCCATTTCATAGCGTCCCCAACGTCCCACGCTCCATGACTTACCCCCGCGCACTCTGCGCCCGTTGCCGCCAGCCGTATATTTTATAGACTATGCCTGTCTAAAGGTATATACACCATACCAGAGTAGGTTGACCTCTGCCAACTTCCCCCCCGCATAAAGCCCACTACAGCTAAAGCGGCTACTGATTTTTGCAATTAGAAAATCAGTAGGGGCAACGACTTTATAAACTTGGCTCGTTGCAGCACCAACCATTTTTTATACACAGGTGGGGTTATTCTGTGTCATTCCTATAGAGGTAAGGAATTTTTTCTATATTTAGTTAAAATCTAGTGTCAGCATTTACTTTTTTGTATTGACATTACTTTAAAATTTAGATATAATTTCTATATAGGCGTAAGAAAAAGTATCCATAACCTCTATAGGCTATAAGTTTAGGCGGTTACCCTGCTTTAGGTTATAAGGTTATAAGTTGATAATTAGTGTCGGCATACATTTTTATTGACATTGCGAAATTTCTTACGTTTGCGTATGAGGCAGCAGCTCTGTAAAGAGTTGCTGCTTTTTTATTTTAATCGAATTTGATAAATTTGTCTAGTTGTGGATAATGTGGATAACTCTGTGTATAAACTATATATAGTATTTAAACAGGGGAATTAGCCTATAAAATCACAAGATATAGTAAAAATAAAAGTTGTAAAAATTTTTAGCTTGACTTTTTAGCAATGGAGCTTATAATTTAAATGTAATTACAAAATGCGTTAGGGGGGCAATGCCTGTTCTCAAACGAATCAAAAGCCGCTCCCGGTAGTTTCTAACGTCGATTAAGTAGCAAGAACATCACAAGAACAATTTTTTTCTTCTTAAAACAAGTATTCTTTCTGTATGATTTATTAAAAAAATCTTAGTAGGTTATCCCTAGAATGCAGCTATACATTCTAGGGATTTTTTCTTTTTATTTTTTTCAAAATTCACTTGACACCTTCTTGTATTCGCTTTATAATGAGAATAAAGGGGGGCTACAAATGAGGTTTGTGTTAATGGCGTTAGGGACTGGTGTTGTTGCCGCAACAGCGGTATTCGACACATTTAGTCAGATATTAAATTTACTTTTTATCACGGTCAGCAATCAGCGACATTGCTTACTGAATTTACTTTACTTTATAAGCGCAGTTCTTGCGCTGCTGGTGATTTTGAAATGAGGGTCATATTAAATCCTTTAATGCCGAATAAAGACGGTTACTTGACGCCTGTAAAGCCGTCACAAGTCTATCATTGCGATAACATAAATCAATTTGTTACGCAAGTTGTTAAATCCGGCTCGCTCAATACTGAATATGTTGATTTGTGCAACATAGTTGGCTATTCAGAAGAAAAGGCGGATGTTAAAACATTAGTCGAGATTTTGAAAGACTTATTTTTTGAAAAACATCTAGCTTTAACAGTGGATTTTGACGAATAAAAAAACGCCTGCACAAGACGCACAGACGTAAAAAAGGAGTAAGCCGCTACACATAAATAATATAACTAAATATGTGCTTAATCAAACTTAAAGGATTACTAATGAGAAAGAAGGGCAAAGCTATGCAGATTAAATTCCCATTACTGAACGCAGAAGATATAGAGATACGCGTTAACCGTATCATTAAGTGCTATGCCGAGAATGCACAAGGCGAACGTGTTGAATACTACAAGGCAGATTTACTGCTTTATAAAGACGCTCGTGTTGATATGTACTATCTTGATAGATACGTCGGGGTGGATAGCTGGCAAAGAACGCACAGGGCAGAAGGAAATGATTTCATCTGCGGAATATCAATCAAGGCGAATAATGGCGAGTGGATAACGAAAGAAGATGTAGGCGAATTATCCAACGTTTCAGCGAATAAGGGGCGCGCTTCCGACGCTTTTAAACGTGCTGCTACTAATTGGGGTATAGGGCGGGAATTATACAGTTCCCCCAAAATTCAGCTCATACTAAAAAAATATGAAACGTATATCAACAATCGAACGAAAAATGTAGCCTTAAGCAATGATGTTTCTTTTTTCGTTTCAGAAATTGAATACGACGAAAAAAAGCGTATCATTAAAGCTCTTGTGATTAAAGACGGGAACGGTAACTATCGTTTCGCCTACCCAGACGGCAAGCGCAACGAGATACAGAAACGAATTGAAGCAGCGCAGAAGGTCGGCGCATTAGTTGCCGCCAGCGTCGAAAAAGGCAAAGAAAAGCCGTTGCCCGAAATTATCCCTGTTAAGCGGGAACGGGCAGAAGAAGCACCGCCAATTATTAAGCCCAAAAATACGCCGCCACCTAAAGATGATGACACACGGAATATGTGTATCATGTGCGGTGTCGGCATAAGTAAAGCCGTAGCAGCTATATCTAACCGTAAAGTTCAGCAGACAGTTTGTTTGCAATGTCGAGAAAAAATATTGAAAGGCAGGTATAAAAAGTGAATTTAAAAGGTATCGTTTCAGGTGTAGTGTGCGAAAAATGCGGGGCAGTGAAGCTGTTTCCTTTTTCAACAAAAGGTCAGACAAAAATCAAAGCCCGGTCCTTAGGCTGGACTATATCTAAGCAAAAGCAGGTAGGCACTGAATGGCGTTGTGTGTGCAAGTGTCCCGATTGTGTAAATAATGGTTAAGGAAAAGCCCCTAGCACGTCGTACAATCGACACTAGGGGCTTTTTATATTGCCTTGCTTTGTTTGCTTGTGTTGATAAATCAAACGGCTTATAACTCAAATTTGACGTTCTCTAACTTTAAAACCCTTACACTCTACTATCGCCGCTGAATTTACCTTCTTGTTGCTAACACTGCTATTAATATACCGCCCTTTCACTGCTGACCACGCCAGCATATATTTATCAACAGCAGGTGTAACCTTCGTTGCTGCTTTTTTTGTAATCAGCCTTAATTTACTGTAGCGTCCTTCGTGTGCAGTGATAAAGCCGATATGTGGCGGCACTTCGTCGAGTAGCCCCAGCTTTTCAAGCTGCTTGAACGTGTCTGACGGCATAACGTAGTAGTTAATATCACCCACCAAGTTATGCCCGTTAGGGCTTTTAAAATCGCTTACAGTGCTTTTTATCTCGAAGCATATAGTTATTAATTCAGTAGGTAAGTCAAAAGCCTTAAAGGTCTTTATAACGTCGCCCCTGTAGTTCTTTTTTTCACAAGTAATATAATGCTCTTCCGGATTAGTTACACCGTAGGTTATAGGCGGCAGCATAAAGCTTTCGCAAACTTTTATACAATCTACCTTCCCAGCTTCACTTGATCCATTTTTAACAGCAATTTCATATGCGGTTAATATTCCGCGTGCTGTAGCAATTCTAACCCCGTCAATCTTTGACGGGGTATATTCTTTTAATGCCTTTTCTATTCTTAATACTATATCACTTTTCATTGTTTATATCCTTTTTTCTATAGTCTATAGTTAAAAGATAGCGTCCGGTCCGGTAGCAAGCAAAGTTCTAACTCGACGCCTGTAGAATATATAAGCTTTTTTTATTTGTCGTTCACGTTCTTTTTTGTCATAGTTCTAACTCTTTCCTTATTTTTCAAAATTGTTAGGAAGTTTTTTCTTTTGAACGTCGCGTATAAAATATAACTTCCACCTGTAAGCAAGACTATAGCCCCCGCGACGGTAGAGGGTAAAAGCTTTTTTAACCTGCTGTATACGTTCTGCTTTAGTCATTGTTTTTCTCCGTTTCCAATTCCAATGTTGCCCAAAAATCACCATTACCTTTTACTATGCTTATGATCCGCCAACCGCGGCGCGCATAGTATCTGTTGATGAATTCTATCAATTTCTCGTGGCTTGGGTTGAATACAGTTTGAACAATACAGCCACCAGCCATGACTTAGAAGTTCTTTTGCTGGTATTATTTTCTTTTCTCCATATTTATCAGCCCACGGAACACGATAAACCCGTATTTCTGTAAATTCTCTATCATGTTCGGCAGCAAGCAACGCTTTAGCTTTTCCCGGTGTAGTAGCCCAAACTAAATAACTTTCACCGTAATCTTCGTCGTCCCACGCATAAGCTTTTAGGTTCATTCTTTTTCATCTCCTATACATTTTAATCCGCTTCAAATAGCGGAATATCTTTTCCTACACTGGCTATACGCTTTTCGGCTATGTCGCAATATTCCGCTGATATTTCAAAACCTATAAATTTTCTGCCTGTTAACATAGCCATTTTTGCTGTTGTACCGCTGCCACAAAACGGGTCTAGAACAACATCACCTTTATTTGACCAAGATAAAATGTGGTCATTCGCCAAGCGTTCAGGGAATACAGCAGGATGTTTCGTTTTATTTAATCCCCTTGCTACTTCCTATACGTTAAAACGTCTTGAATATTCTTTAACAACTCTTTTTTTAGATAAAGTGCGTCGCTGCTCTCTGCCGCTTCTCGTTTCACAGTTAGAAACGTTTCCTGCACTTTTGTTTTTCCTGTCGCACAACAAATTTAACGTTTTCGGACGTCCTTTTGATAATATAAACATATATTCAAACACATCATAATATCTACTTTCGGTAGGCGCAGCAGGTGAAGGTTTAAGCCATATCATCGTATCATAAATATTAAAACCTATCTCCTTGAAGAACAACGCTTGTTTAAAAGAAGTCCCTGTTTCACTTCCATTGATAGTTGAATCAGAAACTATCCATACAACTACCCCACCGGGTTTTGTTATTCTATAGAGTTCTTTTGCAACTGATTTAAAATCCCACGAAAAGCCTTTATATTTTCGCAATTTATCGTAAGGTGGTGATGTTACTGTTAAATCTATGCTGTCATTCGGAAGCTTTTTCATTCCCTCTAAACAGTCCATGTTATAAATTTTGTTCATATCCATTTTTAATTTTCCTTACGTTTTGGGAATAATTTTAAACACCCTATTTGTAGCACACTCAAAGAATTTATCAGCTTGATACTTGTCGACATATTCTTTGGCTTTTTCTTCCGCTTCTACTCTGTTGTTTGCTTCTACTTCAAAGTCAAAAGCATATGTTTCAATTAATTTTACTTTATATTTTTTCATGGTTATTCTCCTGTTAAATATTCATAGTCCTCTTTTAAATGTTTTTCTGCTTCAAAATACGATTTATAATATTTCCCTGATTTTTTTAAAAGTAAAAACTTTATGTTGTTTTTATTAAACAGTGTTTCGTTATGGATAACACCTTTATTCCTTCCTTCGTCAACCGCGACGTAAAAATATACGTCGCCTATTTCAGGCTGCCACGGTTTCTTTTGTACGCCATAAAAGCCAGTTAACAAACCTAATAATATATTCGGGCAAAATCTTTCTTCATCTTTAGATATTAAAATATCTCTTGACGAGGTTGGATTACCGTTAAAGAAAAATGTTTTGTCTGGATGTATATGTCTGCCATTTTCATTTGTCAGCATAAATTCTTCGCCTATTTCTAAATTATTTTCATCTAAAAAATATTGGATATATTTACTTAACATTATTATCACCGTCCATTTTAGCCCCGCACTCCGGGCAGTATTTAGTTTCGTATTCTTGTGTAGTTTGGCAAACGCTGCACATACTCGCGTCAAAAGTAATGTCTATCCAATGTCCTTTATCACATTCTTTTTCCGCTGTAGGAATTGTATCAAGCCTATCAGCAGCACTTCGATAACCAGCTTTAAGACCGTCATAAAACCCACAGCAATCGTGTATATCTCTATCTATTCTTAATAATTCAGCTTTCGCCTTATCAGCGTCTATTAATCGCATAATATACTCACCGTCCATTTATTAAATAATTATTTCTTCTTTCATCATATCTCCCCCGCGCAGCCGTTAATCATTATGGGGTTACCTTCAATATCTCTCCGCAATTCTTTTTCGCCGTCTTTAAACGCCTTGCAAAAAAGCTTACCTGTAAGCTTTTGTCTTATTAAAAATTCGCAATCTTCTGAACATAATGCGGGCTTAAAAAGCTGTATCTGCTGCCCACATTTTGGGCAGTAAACAGAATCGCTGTTATTCACAGTGTCCGTGATGTGATACTCACATTCAGGGCAAAAATCTACTCTTTCCCCATTTCTTAACTTAAATCTCTTGCTATATTTTATATTTGTCATATTTTTTCACTCCTTTATGGCAGTTCCCTTACTGTTACTATTTCCTTTTTATCGTTGGCACGAATTTCTATTGTATGAATTTCAAATTTTTGCACATAGCCGCACTTGTTATATATCGCCTGTGCGCCTTGTTTCGCCCTTGCAAACGTTTTATAAAGCTTAACTTCTCCATTGATTGTTGGAACGTGTCCCGGTACATATATATCGCCTTGAAGTCCTATTGTTCCAGTGTAGTAGCCTAAATTGTTACCTGTGCAATTTCCGAAATTATGAATTAAATAAATCGCGTACCGGGTATGTGAATCTAGTTGAAAAAAATCCCCGTACTGCTTTGCCGCCGTCAAGGTCGGAAAAGATTTTATCATTATATCTCGAAAATATAATATGTAGTGTCGGTTCACTTTTTCTATCGTGATTAAATGGCTATGTGACATTTTATAACAGTCATTTACTTTATCTTTAATCCACATTCTGGTAAACCTCTCTTATAATGATATCTGTAGTTATTCGGTATATTTCACGAATAGCAATCGTGTTTTCTTGGCGGTATTTCAAACTAAAAAGTTTTATGTAGTCTTTTGCTATTTCCATGCTATCAAAATCTAACTTTTCTTGTATCTTGCCATTTATAACAATGCAGTATATCTTTTTTTACAACAGCGTTACTATTTTGCATTTTTTATTCCTCTCCTTCTTTTATAATATAGTCATTCATTATATAACTTGTGAACACATTCGCTTCCTGAATCATTACAGTTTTATTTTTGTAAAAAGGTTTAAAAAGCTCTATGAAACTTTCAGCTTCTTCACGGCTGTTAAATGTATAGCATTCTGTGTATCCGTCTGCTATGATGTAGTATGCTTTTGCTTTTGTAACACAAACACTTTTCATTTTTATTCTTCGTCCTCGTCTGCTTCTTCAATTTTCGGGTAACGCATATCAAGATATTCGCAGTCTATAATATCGCCGTCCTCGTCTACTTCAACTTCTTGTAATAAAAGACAGTCAACCTCGGCGAATTTTAACCCACAGGAATCGAATTTATGAATGTGAAGTAACCCGCTTTCTTTTTCTAAAAAGTCATACGCTTCGCTTTCGGAATCGCTTTCAAATTCCACAGCGGGGTCATGGTTATCGAGTAATTCTACTTCTTTTAAACATTGCAATTCTTTTTCTCTAACTTCCGCAGTCCATTTTAACACTTGATAAGATTTTTTCATTTTTCATAACCCCTTTATTTTTTATTTTTTCCTTACCTCTTGTCTATATTATAGCCCCCCTTTGTCCTGTTGTCAAGTGTTTTTTGAAAAATTGCAAAATAAAAAAGCAGGGCTTTTGCCCTGCTTTTTGTAGAGGGGGTGTAACTGCCAGCCTGTCAAACTGATGCGGTTACGATGTTTTTGACTCTTTTAATATAATAACTCAACTGAAAAAATCTTGTCTGCACGTTTGTATTTGTTGACGGCGTCCCGCGCTTGCTTGAAGCGTTTGTATGCTGCTTGTTGCAGCAAGGCTGATTTTAATAAGATACTTTCAAAGTCGCCTACCGTTAATGTTACTAGCTCATATTCTCCCGCTTCATTTTTCGCCCTAAAAAGGTTATCGCCTTTCATTTTTGCAACTTCATGCGCCGAATTAAATTTAATAATGTTGTCTGTGTCCCTGTCAATGTAGTAAGTCTTACCGTTGACTTCGTACTTTGTGGGAGCTATTAATTCGGACTGATATTCTTGATATAACTGGCTAATGCGTATAGCTCGGGCTTCGTCTGTGCTGTAGTTTAATTCTAGCTTTAAAATGCCTAATGCGTAGCATTGCTCGTTCGTTAAGGAGCTTGGAAGCGATACATTCGGCATAGCTCGCCGCAACGCGTTAATGCTGGTGTAGTCAGTCCCTTTGTATCTATATACTGTTTTTTTATCCATTTTCAAACCCCTTTCTTAACCGCTATACGGCAGGACTACTGTATCGCATACCTGAATTGAAAAGCTGCCTGTATCATCGACTACGGCTATAACGTTAATGATATTATTCGCGTTAGCCGTTAAAGTCGGCGCAACACCTTTCGGGTAGTAGACTGCGCTACCCGTCGGGAACGTCCAAGTTACCGCCGGAACAGTAGCCCCCACAGGTAACCAAAAGGTTAACGTCTTACACATATAAGGCACACTTCCTACGGTCGCTTTGAAGTCCATGTTTAAAAAATTCATAGTTAAGCTCGACGGATTGTTGATTGCGCAGTTAATTAGATAGCAGTTTGCGGATGATTGATATAGTATGACATTGCCAGTATTAGGCGTTGAATAGTAGGTGTTTTCTGCTGTGCCACAGAAATACAAACAGTTTTCACTGTTGCCAGCTCGAATAACGCCGTTAGACGTGCCAGTATTTAACGTTGAGCCAACCGTTAAGCCCTGTGATATATAAAAGTTACCATTGCTATCAATGCTGCTTGTGTTGCTGGCTAGGTTGTTCGGCGTGAATAGTATCTGCCCATTACTGTCTGCCTTTATAGTTACATTATTGTTATTTCTGTCAACTTCTAATATCTTAAAGTTTCCAACTTGCAAGGCTGCATTTTTCGTATAGCTGATAGCAGAATTATTCTGTAAAGAAAATATACTGTAGTCAGTGCTAATGGCTTCTGCTTGATTTGAAAGCCGCATACCTGCCGTGTTATCGGCTGCCTCGGGGTAAAAACCTATGATTTTGCTTGTACCGCCGCCACCTACTCTTAAACCACTTGAAGTGCTATACTTTAGAATACTATTAGCTAAAAAGTCAAGTGTAGCCGTCGTTGCAGTGCCGCCTATTGTGGCAACTTCTGCTGTGCCAACATTGAAAAAGTGTGCCAGTCCTTCTGTGGCTGTATAATACATTGCTCCGGTGGCAGTAGAATTTATCTTTGCTTGCGTTGTTGCGCTATTAGGCTTCATGCCTAATGTGATAGTTCCACCAATGCCCGCAAGTGCGCCGTCCCTCACTGTTATAGGTTTATTAAATGTGTTCGTTCCTGTAAAGTTGTTATCTCCTGCGGCGGTAACATCACCGCCGCCCCCGCCTGCTTCAATGGTAATATCTTTCGTTCCGTCGAAAGCCACGCCGTTTATTGTGCGGGCGGTTTCTAGTTTCGTAGCGGTTTTTGCATTGCCCAGCCATCTCGCAACTCCTGTATGAGTTACCGTTGCAAAAGGTTGATTGTTACTTATTAAAGTCATTTTTGAGGTATCACTACGTATACTAAGCACATCGTTGTTAGTTCCAATTCTAAATACATGAGCTTGCGAAGTGCTTGCGTGATAAAATAATCCACCTAAATTGTCTGTACCAATTCTCGCCTGTACTGTTTCATCTGCTGGAGAAATGCCAAAACTTATACTGCCACTGCTACCTGCCGCTGTGCCGTTTGATACTATAATGTTTGCTCTGAAAGTATTTAAAGCGGTAAAGGTATTAGCTAAATTTAATTGAGCGTATCCACTTAAATCATGGTTACCGCCTAGAATATCCCATTGTGCGCCGTCCCATGCTACATTGTCCCCTGCTTTAATACCGTGGTCGGGGTCTGCCGTTTCAACGTTCCACACGTCGCCTACTTTCTGACCTGTAGTCGGTAAATCGGCGTAGGTAGCAACGCTGCCTTTATATTGATATACCGTAGTTAATCCGAGTTGTTCCGCGGTTACTTTGTGCGGGTTATTGACGTCAGCTTCATGTGTAGCAAGGTTATTCGCTACAGTATTTATCCTTTCAGTTAATGCCGTCGTAGTTCCGTCAATATCTGCTTTTGTAGCCAGCTTATACCATTCTGACCAACTACTAACAGTAGCCGGGTCACTGTTTTCTACGATTTGCCCGAAACGGTTATAAATCGCTCCGGTCGTTTCGCTCACCCATAACTGTTTACATACACTGTCATTATGGTCGTTATCAACATTTAAAAAGCCCGGGTTTGTTTCGGGCGCGTTAGGATTATTAGAAGCTTGTAAATACCAGCGATGAATATCAACTAATGTGTTTACATCTGTCGCTTCTGTCAAGTTGTTATAATAATTTAATACGCTTAACTGCTCAATTTTTGTCAATGCGTCCTCTGCTTTTGTTAACGCATTTGTAGCGTCATTAGCTGCGCTGTTAGCGGCTTTTTGTGCAGCGTCAGCAGTATTTTGCGCAGCGTCAGCGGCTTTTTGCGCTGCGTCAGCTAAATCGTATGCTTCGTCTGCTCTGTTTTGCGCTGCTGCTGCCGCTACAGCCGCAGCTGTTCCAACGCTTAAAGCATTGTTTGCAATATTCAATGCAGTATCAGCGGTTTGTTGCGCTGTTTGAGCCGCGGCAAGTGCATTATTCGCCGTTTCTAATGCTGCTAAAGCTATGTTATAAGCCTGTTGTGCTATTTTTAACGCTTCATCTGCGACTTGTTCCGTTGCATATGCTACGTTGCCTATATCGTTAATAGCGTCCTCTGTTTGTTGCTGAAAGTATAACCCGGGCAGTGCGCCCTCTATCGGCAGGTATTTGAATTTGTAGTATTCTCTGTTTAATATCTTGTTATTAATGTCATCTAATAACCTAGCATTTCTTATACGGGTTGAGTTGACTATATTGTTAATATCCATTTTTTCACCCCTTTGTTAGTCGCTTATTAATGGTAGCCAGCGCACATAGTCCGCGCCACTCACTAAATAGGTAGCACCTTTTGGTACTGGAAAAGATATTGAACAGCTTCCTTGTCCGTATTTACTTCTACCTGCGGTATACATTACTTCTAAACCGTTTACATAGCCAGTAATCCCAGTATTCGAATAACTTTTTGCAGTTATAATTCCGTCTGTTGTAGTAGTGCCACTTAATGAAACACTTGAATAACTGCCGAAATGTGTTGCCACAGGTTTGGGTATCTCTCCAATGGATATGTCTATCTTATCTTGTACTTGTTCAGGTGTGATACCGCCTATATATGGCAATAGCTCTTGCCAGTATGTTGTATCAATGCCCGGAGTTTTTAGCCCTGCCGCCGTATCTACGCCATTAGCAAGAATGCACATATAAAGCTTGTTGTTGTGATTTACTAGGCAGTTTGCAGAATACTGTAAAGTCGTCTTGTAAGTCATTAAACCGCCGCTTTGCTGCCAGTATGCGAACGCAGATAGCATATAAAGAATACCGTTAAAGTCTGCCCGTGTCGGGGCTATGCCGCCTGCCTTAATTGGGACTTGCGTTATAGCCGGAAAGCCGTTCGTCTGTGACGCTAATCCCGTTGCTTCGTTATTCGTTGCCGGAATTATGTTTTTTGTTCCTTCATTAGCGAAAGGGCGCTCAAATAAATACAATGGTTCTTGAACTACTGGAATAGCCATGTTAACACTTCCTTTTTTCTTTTTTCTTTACTCTATAGATTGGGGGTACGGGTCAAAGACGCCATTATTGAATGGCTGCAATAAGCTGCCATTAAAACCAAACGTATTATCGGTATCAATCATAACTAGCGACCAGCCGACGCCTGCGCCTACGATTAAATTCGCGCCTATCCTAAATATGGCAAGCTGTACATCTGTTAAATACATTGCGAATACGAAGCGAACGTGCATGGGATAGTTGTTGTAAAATGTGCCGTCCTCTCTTTGTTTTTCATCTATAACGTTGAATACAACGCCGCCCAGCTCAGGAAAAAGCTTGTTCAACATATAGTTAAGCGTCGCAAGACTTGCGTCGGTGATGTTAGCTAACGCTTTATAGTAAAGCAGTGAGCGGTATTCATCATCTTCTAACGTGAATTTTTTCCCGTTAATAGGGTCTGTTATCGTTCTGCCAATAACAAGGATTTCGCCCCATGTATCAAGCCCGACGCCATTAGCCGTCGCTATATTAAATATGTTATCATAAAAAACTAGCATATCTTTACTAGGGTCGATATTCGCGCGAAAATCATCTAAAATCTGATAAATAGTTGTGCTGCTACCGTATTGACTTTGGATATACGGTTGTAGTTCAACACGTATATTGTCGCACTCTCGAACATCTTCTTGCCCTCTAAAGTCCATGTTTAAGCCCCCTTAATCTAGTACGGTAATATTAATATCGCTTTCGCTCATTACTGGTATCTGATTAGCTGGAATATCGACGCTATCAGTCCATTCTGACCCGCTAGGGTATGATATCTCAATATTTTCGAGATTATCTACTCCAACGTCAACTATATCGGCGTAGAAGCGGCTTGCGTAAATCGTCTGTGCCATTTTCGCGCGTCCGTATTTATTTAATTCGCCGTTGAAGTTTTGAAGAACAACTTTTTTAATTTGTTCTTCGTAATTGGTCGGAAGCGTCGAAGTTTTCCTTATCTTTACAGACAGCGCGAATGTTGTTGTTGTCGGTATCTCAATGTAGTAAACGAATTCATTGCCTTTTTCATCTACATAAGCGATTTTTGTGTTTCCCGAAATTCCACAGCCGCCGTCAATTTTTTCGTGAATCGTTTTGGCTATACTCTCTATGTTCCCGCCATAGACGCTACAGTAAATGCTATGCGGGGGCAGTGTGACGCCGTAAAGCACTTTGTCCGTGTCACCGCGGTTTTCTAAAACCGATACGGCTACTACGTCGGAAAGGTTAGCTAGTGCGCCCTCAACCGCCGACGCTATGCCGTGGGCGTTCTGTGCTACGCTGGCACGTCTGCGCTGTTCAAATTCTGCCTGCGTTTCGCTGTTTCGTCCGGTGACGCCTGCGGCTAGATTTGTTATGCTGTCCCAGCCGGGAACAACGGTAACTATCTTCGTAAGCTGCCCTACGCCTATTTCAATCGCCCCACGCTGGCTACAGCGGAAAATAGCTGTAGCTGTTCCGTCCTCTCCTATGGTCGTTACTGTGACGTTCGTATATGTGTATCCCTTTTGGTCTTGGACTATAGCTCCATAGGGTATAACTGTGCCGTATGCGCCTTTGATGTTGCCCGTAACAAGGGTTGCTATGGCTATATGGCGTTCAATGAAGTAAATGCCTGCTAGTGCGTCCTGCCATATTCCAAGCGCGGTTTTTGGATTGAACATATTCGCAAGATAAAGAATCTCACTATCTTTCCTGTTAATCAATACAGCCTGTCCGTCAATAAGCTGCCCCGCTGGTGTTTCGGGGGCTGTGTCAAGCAATGGCTTATCGGGGTCTGTCGCGAATGCTTTTTGCCATTGAGTTACAAGGTTAGCCCGTATCGCCGCCGTTCCGCTTGATATAAGCCCCGTATCCGGGTTGAATGTTATCATTGTTAATCCCCCTTAATCGTTTAATCTAAATGGATTGATATGAAAAGCGATCATAGATTGCCCCGCAGTCCCCTTGAATTTCCAGCCTAAATAAATTCGCAGATAAAACCATTTGCAATATTTTTTTGTGTAAAATATGCTCCATGTTTTATTTAAAAATATTCGATTATCGTTAACGACAGCGATATAGCATTTGTCGTTTTCAGCATAGTTATAGTCAACGTATGTTTTTACCTTATCGGCGAATACGTAACGTCCGCAAACTTCATAAGAAAAGCCATAAGCAGTGTTTCTATAAAGCCAAACGTTACGGCAAAAATAACGCTGAATTTTTTCCCATATAGTAAAATTCGGGTCTAATATTTCTACGTATCCCGGCTTCATGGCGTATTTATTTTTGAATTCAGGGGTGTATTTATAATGCTTGTCAAAGTCATATCTAAACAGCTTTGGAACGCCGCTGTTAATCGTATGCGGTATGTCGATACAATTATCGTAAGTCTGCCACCAGCGCAGAGAGTATGGAAGTTCTCCGTGTTCGTTTGAGAATAATATTACAACTGGATTAGTTACATAGCATATCAATGTAAACATGATATCTAATATTAGATAAAAAAT